ACATTACAACCGCCTGAACAAAATTCTGAAGCACTCATTAACCTTGTGCTTGGATATCTTGGAGGATTGGCGAGTGCGGTTATTTCGTTTTATTTCGGAGCTTCTAACAGTCCTGACAAGGAGTAAAAAAATGCATATTTCAGACGAGGGTTTGGAACTAATCAAGCACTTTGAAGGTTGCGAGCTTGAAGCCTATAAGTGTGCTGCTGGAGTTTGGACCATAGGTTATGGCCACACCAAAGACATTCAAGAAGGTGATAAATGGTCACAAGATAAAGCAGATTTTATGTTGTGGCGAGAATTGGAAGAAGAATATGAGAAATATGTTCATGATTATGTTCATGTTCCTCTCAATCAAAGTCAATTTGATGCCTTGGTTTCTTGGACTTATAACTTAGGCCCAGCAAATTTAAAAGCATCAACCATGCTTAAAAAACTAAACAATGGCGAATACGAAGAAGTTCCAGCACAAATGGCTAGATGGAATAAAGCAACTGTAAACGGCAAAAGAACAGTTTTAGAAGGCCTAACCAGGAGAAGAAAAGCCGAGGGACAACTTTTTGAAGGCAAAGATTGGCGGCTGGTATAAATTAATATATACTTATTTTGAGAATGCAGGGCTGGTCTTTCCTCCTACTTCATCATCTACCTAAAATCCAGCCCACCTAAATATGTCCGAATTATCAATAAAAGACTTTGATCTACTTTCGGAACAAGAAAAAACCGAAGCCTTAGCTTTATTAGAAAGATACGATAAATTAGAGAAACAAGAATCTTGTAAAAAAGATTTTATGTCTTTTGTAAAACACATGTGGCCAGGATTTATCGAGGGCAGACATCACAAAATTGTTGCCGAAAAATTTAATAAAATTGCAACAGGCAAACTCAAACGATTAATTGTTTGCATGCCACCCAGGCATTCAAAATCAGAATTTGCATCTATATATTTACCTGCCTGGATGATAGGCCAAAAAGGTGAACTTAAAATTATTCAATCAACCCATACAGCTGAACTTGCTGTTAACTTTGGCCGTAAAGTTAGAAATTTAATGGACACCCCTGATTACAAGGTGGTTTTTCCTGATGTGTATTTATCAGCTGACAACAAATCAGCGGGCCGCTGGACAACCAATAAAGGCGGAGAAGCCTTTTATGCTGGTGTAGGTGGTGCGATTACAGGTCGTGGTGCAGATCTTTTAATCATTGACGATCCTCATTCTGAGCAAGATGCCCTTTCTCCAAAATCAATGGATTCAGCTTATGAGTGGTACACCTCAGGTCCAAGACAGAGGTTACAACCTGGAGGAACCATTGTCGTGGTTATGACAAGATGGACCACAAAAGACCTGGTAGGCAAATTACTTAAAAAACAAACGGATGATCACGCAGATCAATGGGAAATTGTAGAGTTTCCAGCCATTATGCCCGATTCAGAAGAGCCGTTATGGCCCGAATTTTGGAAAAAAGAAGAACTTTTATCGGTTAAAGCATCATTACCAGCTGGTAAATGGAATGCACAATGGCAACAAAACCCAACAGCCGAAGAAGGATCTATTATTAAAAGAGAATGGTGGAATCGTTGGGAAGATGAAGATATACCACCAGTTTCATATGTCATTATGTCGATGGACACGGCTTACTCCAAAAAAGAAACCGCTGACTATTCGGCTATTACTACCTGGGGAATATTTGAACCTCAAGAAGGTGATGCAGAACAAATTATATTAATGGATGCAAAAAAATTCCGTGTCGACTTTCCTGATCTAAAAAGAATAGCCATGGAAGAATATAAGTATTGGAATCCTGATTGTGTGCTTATTGAGGCCAAAGCAACAGGAACTCCTCTTGCACATGAGCTTAGAAGAATGGGCATTCCCATCTCTGAATATTCTCCTTCCAGGGGCCAAGACAAAATAGCCAGGATGAATTCGGTTGCACCTATTTTTGAATCAGGCATGGTGTGGGCTCCTGAACGTAATTTTGCTGATGAGGTCATTGAAGAGATGGCCAGCTTTCCTTATGGAGATCACGATGATTTATCGGACTCTGCTACAATGGCTCTCATGCGATTTAGGCAAGGCGGCTTTGTATCTTTATACGAAGATTACGAAGATGAGGTACAATTAGCTAGAAGAAACAGGACAAATTATTACTAATGGAAAAAGGAACCGTTATACATATTACTATTGTCAATGACAAACATGAACGACACGGTGACGAAGGTATGCCCGTTGATGAGATGGAAAACGGCTGTCCTGTAGCAACACAAAACATTGACGTAAATTTAGAAAACCGACAAAAAGCCATAGAAGATTATGGTTACGGGCCATTAAATCCCTATAAAGTGGATCCCGAGTTTTGGCAGGATAAAGCTGATTTATGGGGAACATCCATGGAAAGAACCAAAGGATCCAGGTGTTTGAACTGTGCAGCTTTCAATCAGACCACAAAAATACTAGAATGTATCTCAGAGGGAATAGGAACTGAAGGCTTTGACGATCCATATGATGTTATCGAAGCTGGTGATTTAGGTTATTGTCAGTTCTTAAAGTTCAAATGTGCAAGCAAAAGAACATGTGATGCTTGGGTAGGAGGCGGTCCCATTACAGATGAAAAAATGGAAATAGATTAATATGGCAGTTGAAAAGAGAGCAGGCACCGAGCAAGATCCAAACGTACAAAACCTTACAAAAGAAGTAACTGTACCAGTCGATAAATCAAGAGAAGAACAAATTGAAGAAGCGGCTCAAATCTTGGTTGATGAAGAAGAAATTTTAATTGATGATGAGATAGATCAAGTTGCTCCCGAGCCTGACTTTGATGCAAACCTGGTTGATTTTGTAAGCGATGATGCTTTAGAAAGTCTTTCAGGAGATTTATTACAATCCATACATTCAGACAAAGAATCCAGGGCAGACTGGGAAAGAACATACACTGATGGCCTGAAATATCTTGGCATGAAGTTTGACGAACAAAGATCTGAGCCTTTTGAAGGATCCAGCGGTGTTATACATCCGATTCTTGCAGAAGCTGTTACTCAGTTCCAGGCACAATCATACAAAGAAATGTTGCCAGCCCAGGGCCCAGTTAAAACACAAATTATTGGCCAAAGAACAGCTGAAGTAGAAAGCCAGGCTGATAGAGTCAAAGAGTTCATGAATTTTTACATCATGAATATCATGAAAGAATATGATCCCGAATTAGATCAATTACTCTTCTATTTACCTTTAGCTGGTTCAGCTTTTAAAAAGATTTACTATGATTTTGTTTTAGGCCGTGCCGTTGCAAAATTTATACCACCTGAAGATTTAATTGTTCCTTATGAAGCAACAGATTTATTTTCAGCAGAAAGAATTACGCATGTCATCAGCATGTCAACCAACGAAGTTAAAAAACAACAACTAAGTGGTTTCTATGCAAACATTGATATACCTGATAGCGGTTATTTAGAACAAACCGATGAAGTGGAAGATGAAATTGACAGCATTCAAGGAGTGCACCCATCTTATACAGAACACAGAAATAGAACGATCTATGAAGTTCATACTGTTTTAGATCTCGAGGGCTATGAAGATATAGGCGAAGATGGCGAGCCTACAGGATTAAAATTACCTTACATCGTAACCATAGATGAGCAATCTGAAAAAGTTTTAGCCATTCGCAGAAACTATAATCCTGATGATGCTTTTAAAAATAAAATTAATTATTTTGTGCAGTATAAGTTTTTACCTGGCTTAGGTTTTTATGGATTGGGCCTTTCACACATGATTGGAGGCCTATCAAAAGCATCAACATCAATATTAAGACAATTGATAGATGCTGGTACTTTAGCTAACTTACCAGCTGGTTTTAAAGCTAGAGGAATGCGAATTAGAGATGAGGCATCGCCTTTACAACCTGGAGAATTTAGAGATATAGATACAACAGGTGGATCTTTAAGAGAAAATCTAATTCCATTACCTGTTAAAGAGCCAAGTCAAGTTTTATACAATTTACTTGGATTGCTGGTTGATTCAGGCAAAAGATTTGCTGCAATTGCAGACATGAACATAGGCGATGTAAACCAGGCCATGCCAGTAGGCACAACGGTTGCTCTTTTAGAAAGAGGCACCAAGGTAATGTCAGCAATACACAAAAGACTGCATTACTCACAAAGACTTGAGTTTGGCTTGTTGTCAAAAGTATTCCAGGAGTATTTACCTCCCGAGTATGTTTTTGAAACAGGAAAAGGGCCAACCACAATTAAAGGACAAGACTTTGATGACCGTGTCGATGTAATTCCTGTTTCTGATCCAAACATATTTTCACAATCACAAAGAATATCTATGGCCCAGGAACTATTACAAATGGTTCAATCAAATCCTGATATTCATGGTGCAAATGGTGTATATGAAGCATACAGAAGAATGTATGCAGCTTTAGGTGTAGATAACATTGAATCTTTATTACAACCACCCATGGATCCAACACCAAAACCTGTAGATGCTGGTTTAGAAAACTCAAATCTTATGTTGGGCCAACCTGCAACAGCTTTCGCACAACAAAATCATCAAGCACACATAGATGCTCATAGATCTCTGTTTTTAACAAAAGTTGTCCAGGACAATCCTGCAATTCAATCAATCATCATTGCTCATGTTATGCAGCATTTACAATTTTTAGCAGGCCAAATCGGTCAGCAACAAATACCTGAAGATGTACAAATGAGAATTGCTGAAATACAACAGCAAATGAGCCAGGTTTCACAACAAGAAGCATTACAAATACAACAACAAGTTCAAATGATCGTTGAACAATTTACTTCACCTATTCTTGCTCAGTTAACAGCAGAGTTCTTGCAATCAATTGGCATGGGTGGTGGAGAAGATCCATTGGTTGCTATTCGTGAAAAAGAACTTGAACTAAGAGACAAAGAACTAGATATCGACCAACAACAATTTGAGCAAAAACAAGATCAAAGAATTCAAGAAAAACTTCTTGAAACTGAAATTCAAAAACAACGATTAAACACACAAAAAGATATAGCAGACGATAAATTAGATGTTGCAATGCAAAGATTACAGCAACAAGCGGATTTAAAACTGTTAGAATTAGAATCTAAACTCAGGAGATAACATGCCATTACACAAAGGTAAATCAAAAAAAACTATTTCTAAAAATATTAGAAAGTTAAAATCAGAAGGTAGACCACAAAAACAAGCTGTGGCTATTTCTTTAAAATCAGCAAAAAAAATGATGACTGGCGGTGCAGTTGCGGGTACAGTAAAGCCTTACCCTAAACCAAAAAAACCAAAAGTTGTAAAAGCTAGAGGCCAGGGGGCAGCTACAAGAGGAACCGATTTTAAAATAACTTATTAATGGAAATAGATTTAGCCGATGCTATTAAAAAAAGCATCGATCAAAGGAGAGATCAAATTAAAGACACTTTAATGTCGGGTGGCATTAAAGACATGGATCAGTATAAATACTTGCAAGGCGAGTTGACTGCTTTATACTATGTCGAAAGTGAATTAAAAGATTATTTTGGGGAAAATAAATGAGTAAGTCAGTGAAAAAAGAAGAAGTCAAAAAAGAAGAAGTAGCTAAAATTGAAGATGCATACGTTGATGCAAGCAATAAAATTTTAGATCCTACATTATTAGATAAATCAATTTTGGAAAGAATGCCGCAACCTACTGGTTGGCGAATGTTGGTATTACCATATAAAGGCAAAGGTGTAACCGAAGGCGGAATTGTTTTAACCAAAGAAACTGTTGATAAAGAAGCATTAGCAACGGTTGTAGCTTATGTGGTTAAACAAGGACCTCTTTGTTATGATAATAAAGACAAGTACGGCAGTGCTTGGTGTCAAGAAAAACAATGGGTTTTGATTGGACGTTATGCTGGAGCAAGGTTTAAATTAGATGGGGGCGAAGAAGTCAGAATCATAAATGATGACGATGTTATCGCTACAATACTAGATCCCGATGATATAGTGAGTTTATAATTATGGATAATATGGAAGCAACACAAAATCAAGAAGTTAATATCGATGACGATATTGATGTTCAAATAGAAGATCAGACTGAAGAAAAGCAAGCTACCTCATCAGAGGATGAGCTTGAAAATTATACTAAGTCTGTCTCGAAGCGTGTAAACAAATTAAATGATAGAATAAAGCAAGAAGCTGAAAGAGCAGCGTATCTTGAAGCACAGCTGTTAAAGAAAGAGCAAGAAAATCAAGCTCTTAAAAATCAAACAGTTGAGCTCAATACAAATTTGTTTGCAAAAGAAGAAGAATCACTAGCAAGCAAAGAAAGAGAGGCTGATCAGCTTTACAGGAGAGCAGTAGAAGCTAATGATGCAGAACTTCTTTCCAAAGCTGATACTTTAAAAAGTGATATTGCTATTCAGAAAGAAAAAATTCGTTTAGCAAAACAGCGACAAGAACAACAAAATTTGCAGCGAGTTCAACAACCACAAGAACAACCTGTGCAATATCAACAACCACAACAAGAGGTGGTTGAGCCTACACAAGAGGCTTTAGGTTGGTATGAAAATAACAAGTGGTACGGAGATTCGTCTGATCCACAAAATGCACAAGCAACTCAGTTTGCTTACTTTACGCATTTTAATTTGGTTAATGAAGGCTTTGAGCCCGATTCAGACGATTACTACAACGAATTAAACCAAAGGGTTTATAAGGTTTATCCCCATCTACAAGGTGAGGAGCCAGTCGAGAAAAATGAGGGCAGGCCCGCTGTGCAAAGAGTCGCCTCTACTTCCGTTGGAAGTCGACAGCAAACACAAGGTAGAAAAAACGGTGTGACTTTTAGTAAATCAGAGATTGAAAGGCTAAAAGGCCTTAAACCTTACAATATGAGTGAGGATCAGTGGCTTAAAAGAGTTGCTAAAGAAAAATTAAAGGCACAACAAAAAGGAGCATAAAATGTCAGAAGGAACTAAAAACACATCAAGAGCAAGTCGTGAAGCCGAGATGCACGATAAAAACACTCGAAGAAAACCATGGAGACCAGTAAGAAAACTTGAAACTCCTCCACCTCCAGCAGGATATGAATATCGCTGGATTAGGGAGAGTATATTGGGCCAAGAAGATAGAAACAATGTTAGCTATAGGCTAAGAGAAGGTTGGGAGCTCGTAAGAGCAGAAGAATTACCAGCTGAGTTTTCACTTCCAGCCCTTGAATCAGGTCGACACACTGGAGTCGTTTATAACGAAGGACTTTTATTGGCAAAAATACCAATTGAAACTGCCCAGGAAAGAAGAACTTACTATGAGGGTAAAACCCAAGAAAGATCTGAGGCCCTGGATAACACTATCTATAAAGATAGTGAAAAAGACAGAAGATATGTTAAGTATGATTCCAAAAGAGAGTCTAGTGTTAAATTCGGCAAATCCTAATTAGTAAACAAAACTTTTAACGGAGTAAAAAATGGCGAATAAAGACGCAGCATTCGGGCTAAAACCAGTCCGCATGATGGGTGGATCTCCATATAGTGGCGGACAATCTCGTTATAGAATTGCTAACAATCAAAGTGGTGCTATCTTCCAAGGTGATTTGTGTAAACAACTCACTGGTGGTGTGGTAGGACGACATGCTGCAGCAGATACAGCTGCAATTGTTGGTGTATTCAACGGATGCCAATATACTGATCCAACCTCAGGCGAGCAGGTATTTAGTAATTATTATCCAGGTAGCATCGCTGCCGATGACATTATTGCTTTTGTCATTGACGACAGAAATGTTGTCTATTCAGTACAAGCAGATGCAGCTTTTCCAATTGCAGACTTGTTTGGAAACTTTGACATTGTTGATAATGCAACAACTGGCGATACTAAAAGTGGAACTTCAAACCTTGAGTTAGATGTAACTACTGGTGCAACAACCAATACATTACCTCTTAAGGCTATTGACATTTCACAAGATCCTGACAATGATGATGTATCAAGTGCAAACACTAACGTGCTTTGTGTTATACAGAATCACATCATGGGCGAAGGCTCAGGAGGATTAGCATAATGGCAATTTCAAGAGCACAATTAGCTAAAGAACTAGAACCAGGTCTAAACGCAATTTTCGGTTTATCTTATGACCAATACTCAAAAGAGTATGAGGAAATTTTTGCAATCGAAGATTCACAAAGAGCTTTTGAAGAAGAAGTTCTTGTAACAGGCTTTGGTGCAGCACCGTCTAAGACTGAAGGACAAGGTGTTGTCTTTGATAACTCTTCAGAGAGTTACGTTTCTCGTTACAACATGGAGACAATTGCATTAGCATTTGCTCTAACAGAAGAAGCAATCGAAGATAATTTATATGATTCTTTAGGACGTAGATATACACAAGCACTTGCAAAATCAATGGCTCACACCAAAGAAATCAAAGGTGCCGATGTACTCAATAACGCATTTTCATCCAGCTTTGCTGGAGGTGATGGTAAATCACTAATTGCAACTGATCACCCACTAGCTGGTGGTGGAACAGGTGCTAACCGTGCAACAACCATGGCCGACCTTAATGAAACTTCATTAGAGGATGCATTAATTGATATATCAACTTTCCAAGACGATAGAGGTCTTACAATCTCTGTACAAGCTACAAAACTTGTGGTTCCACCACAATTAACTTTTGTTGCTGACAGAATTTTAAATTCACCTCTAAGATCAGGAACTGCTGATAATGATGTCAACGCTATCAGAAACACAGGAGTGTTACCTGGTGGTTATGTTGTTAACCATTATCTTTCAGATCCTGATGCCTTCTTCTTACTAACCTCTATTACAGAGCAAGGTGAAGGTCTCAAGATGTTCCAAAGAACAGCTATGGAAACATCAATGGAACCTGAGTTTTCAACAGGAAACTTACGATACAAAGCTAGAGAGAGATACTCATTTGGGTTCTCAAACTGGAGAGGTATCTACGGTTCACAAGGTGCATAAAATCTTTCATTGAAAGTGAAGGGGCCTGCGGGCCCCTTTTTTGTTGCGTAAATTAAAAATCTGATATACTAAACCACATAATAAATGGCAAATAGCATGGTGCTGTTTGCTGGTCATATTTTATGGAGGACTGTTTATTATGAGCACACACTTTACTTCAGGTGTTACCAATGTTTCCGCAACTGGTTCATTAGGTAAGATCAAACAATTAGATCCAACAAAATATCATATTTATCATGATGATTTTGACAAATACACTGCATCCGACTGGGTTATTACAACCGTTGAAGCTGGAGCAGGAGATGCTACCGAGGCTTTAGGTAGTGGCGATGGCGGTTTATTAGTAATCACTAATGATGCTGCTAATGACGATAGCGACTTTTTACAATGGGCTGGCGGTTCAGGCGGAGTTATTGAATCCTTCAAATGGGAAAAGAACAAGCAAATGTTTTTCAAAGCTAGGTTCAAAACTTCAGATGCTGACAATTCAGATGTTGTTATGGGATTACAAATCACCGATACAAGCCCACTAGATGTAACCGATGGTATTTTCTTCCTTTTAGCCGATGGAGATGCTACTCCTTCTTTTATAGTGGAAAAAGACAGTACACAATCTACACTAGCTCTTAACGACCTTAGCGATGATACTTTTGTAACTTTGGCCTGGGTATGGGATCCTAAAGATCAGAAATTCCATGTTTATCAAGATAATGTAGAAGTAGGAACTGTAGTTGCTACTAATGCACCCGATGACGAAGAATTAACAATTTCTTTTGGTATTCAAAACGGTGAAGCAGTAGCTAAAGTTTTAACTGTTGATTACATTACAGTAGGTAAAGAAAGAACAGCTAATAACGAACTGTAAGGAGGCTGAATCATGTCATACGGCAGAATAACAGGCTCAGATGTTAAAGCAGTATTTATCGAAGCAGATACTGATGCTTTAGATGCAGATGGAATTTGTGCATCTCAAACTTCAGGAGCTACAGCCAGCACATTAACAATTAATGGTGCAAAGGCCAGTGGCGGAGTTGCTACTTTAAATTCAGCTAGGCAGATTACATTAGCTTCAGCAGCTAACTTAGCAGATAAAACTTTTACCATCACAGGAACCGATGTCAACGGTGATGCACTTACCGAAAGTTTAACTGGTCCTAACAATAATACTGTGACTAGCACAAAACATTTTTTAACGGTTACAGAAATTGCATTTACCGATGGTACAAGCGGAACCATGACTGCTGGTTTTAATACTTCAGCTATTGCTGTAGTCTTTGCTGGCAGAACTAGGCTAAAAGGTGCTTTTATCGTTAACTCAGGCGTAGCTGGAGTTGTTGCTTTCAGAGATAGCTCAGATGCTGGAGAAAGCGGCACTTCTTTACTGCAACTTGGAACCGTTGCTAGTGCAACAGCTGAAAGAGATGTAACAATACCAGGTGAAGGTGTTTTGTTTGATAATGGTGTATTTATTCCCTATACAGCGGGAACCACTGTTTTTACAAACATGACAGTATTTAGATCTTAAAAATGTCAAGAGAGGTCTCATCCATTTCTCGATTTGGAAGGGATGAGCCTTTCGAGCTTCAAGTAGCAAGAAATCAAATTGCATTTCATAAAACCAACTTTAAATTTGGTTTTAACCCACTTGTTGTAGACTCCCTGGAAACAGTTTGGGCACAGGGTGGCCTATATTCATATTTAGCTTCTGCATCTACTCTTTACATATCAAGTTCATCAGGATTTGATGACGTGGGGAGCACAGGTGCTACAAGTGCAAAAGTTTCAGGTCTTGATGCTAACTATAATGAAGTATCAGTTACCGTTGACTTAAACGGACAAACTGGCGTACAACTGGGTGATGCTAGCAATTGGACAAGAGTAAACAGAATAGAAGTTTTATCAGCAGGTAGTGGCGGTGCTAATGCTGGTGTTTTATATGTAGGAACTGAGGCTACTCCTTCAAGTGGAGTACCTACTAATAAATATGCAACTGTAGCAATAGGTGATAACCAAACACTTATGGCACTTTGGACAGTGCCAGCAGGATATACAGCTTATTTATATCAAACTAAAATAACAGTAGCAACAGAGGCTAATAATAAATTCGCAGTAATAAGGCTTGTTACTAGACCGCAAGGTGGTGTTTTTAACGTAAAAGATAAGTTTGTAACAGTCAACGACAGCTTAATTCAAAAATATAATTTCCCTTTACAGTTTGAAGAAAAAACAGACATTGAAGTAAGAGCTATTGGTAGTTCTTCAAATGCTAATATTTCAATTTCAGCAGGTTTAGATATACTTTATATAGAAAACAGACCTTATCCTGAATAATTATGGCAAGTAAAAAAGATCCAAGATTAGCAAGAGCAGGTGTAAGCGGTTTTAATAAACCTAAACGTACACCCAGTCATCCAACCAAGTCACATGTTGTTGTGGCCAAAGAAGGCGACAAAATTAAAACCATTAGGTTTGGCCAACAAGGCAAAAAAGTTGGAACCCTTAAAGGTACAGCAGGAGCACCGAAAAAAGGAGAATCTGCTAGAATGAAAGCCAAGCGTAAAAGTTTTAAGGCACGACACGCTAAAAATATAAAACGAGGCAAAATGTCAGCTGCATGGTGGGCTGACAAAGTTAAGTGGTAAAATTTTTTAAAAAGTTTAATAAACTTATGAAATCCAACAGGATTCAAAAAGTTTGGAAATTGGTGAGAATTAAATAATGGCTATACCTAAAAATGTAAAAAATCCAAGTCTTTACAAAAAGGCAAAATCAAAAGCAAAAGCAAAGTTTGATGTTTACCCATCAGCTTATGCAAATGCCTGGATGGTTAAAGAATATAAGAAAATGGGCGGCCAATACAAAGCAGAAGGTGGAGAAATGAAAAAAAGTCTAAAGCCTGTACCAGCAGGAAATAAAGGTTTAAGCAAATTACCCAAAAAGGTAAGAAACAATATGGGATTCATGAAAGATGGTGGAATCATGGTACAAGGCCGTGGTTGCGGAGCTATGATGAATTCTAAGAGAAAAAAGACTCGTATAGTCTAATGGCCAAAACCTCAGGTGGATTAACTAAATGGTTTTCTGAAAACTGGGTAGATATATCTGCACCCAAAAAGGGTGGCGGGTTTAAGTCATGTGGCAGGCCGTCAACCAAAAATTCAAAACGCAAATATCCAAAATGCGTACCCGAAGCAAAGGCTAGATCAATGTCCAAATCTCAGATACAATCAGCTGTAAAGAGAAAGAGGGCAAAGAGACAGGGCGTAGGTGGTAAACCCACCAATGTCAAGACCTTTGCAAAGAAGTGAAATTTGTAAAAGTATTATCACCACAGCAATTATCCGTAGAACTCAAAGAGTGGTCTCGATCTATTATTGAACAAAAAACTTTGTTATGTAATGGCTTGCCAGTATGTCCGTATGCTCGGAAATGCTGGGAAGAAAAAAGGGTTATAATAGAAAGTGGGTGTGAACAAGATTGGACAGACCTGGTTGACAGAGTATTTGAAACCGATTGGAAAAAATGCGATGTTTTAATCTATTGTGACTTCAATCTTGATGTTTCATGCGAAGCATTTGATGCTCGGATTGAAACCATGAACTTATTTCTTGCTAAAAGAAATTTATGGGCCATGGGATTTCACATCGAACATGATAGTAAAGGAACTATCGTAGATGACGACTTTGAGCCAGTTTATGATGAGCCTTACTTAATGGTTTTTGTACAGCCCTTGGATAAACTTAACGAAGCATCCAAGCAGCTTGAAGAACAAGGCTATTATAAATTTTGGGACAAAGACATTTTTTATGAATTTGTAGAAAAACGGAGACAGATACAAAATGAACAAAGGAAAAAAAAGTAAAAAAATGATGGCTGGTGGTCGTGCTGGTATGAAGAAGATGAAAGCTGGCGGCAGAACTGGTGTTAAAAAGATGATGGGTGGCGGCAG